AGGATATCAACGATAGCATTGCGTCGCTCTTTCAACCCGTCAAGCAATGCCTCGTTGTCCGCATCGGCAGTTGTTGTATCCAAGATTTCCTGCAACCGCAAAAGTAGCGCCTTCATCAGAAGGATAAACGTCGTTGTACGTTGTTGCCCGTCGATGAGATGAATTAGACCTTGTTCCGAGCAATCAGCAATGACCGTGCCGAAAAAATAGGGTTCCTTACGCCCTGTTTCATTGACTGTTCCTGAATCCATATAGGTCTCAATGTCTTGCCACAGTTTGTCGCATTCAAGGACAGTCCAAGAATATCGTCTTTGATACTCAGGGATCACAAACAGTTCATCCGATCGAATGGTCAAGTAGTCGCTGATGAGTTTCAGGCTGGGGTCGATGTTTTTGGTCATGGGGATACTCTTTCTTCGTATTTGTGGGGTTGTTCAGTGATTATCCTCGCCCAATGATACTGTCATGTCGTCCGGACCGGCCAGGCGGAAGAACCATCCATGGCCAATTCCTCAAGATATTGTCCAAAAATGAAAAGCGCGGACTGTCCGTAAAGGCCGTTTTCCTCGTCGGCGAGGTTTTGCGCCGTCGCGGATTTGTAGAAGCGGTCCAGCGCCTCGTCCTCGGAAATGCCGAAACGCCCGGCGATGAGGCGCACGATTTCGGGAACAAGCGTCGCCCGGATCAAATGGTGCTCACACATTGGGCACCTCGTAACTGCGGACGAACCGCAAATGCGACAACGCCTTTTCCGTGCAAAACGCCCATTGGTTGTTGATTTGCTGGAAGCGGAGGCGTTCCACGGCGTCCTCGCGGCGCATGACGCCCGCGGCGACGTAGGAAACGGTTTCTCCCACGCGGTCGTTGGCAATCTTGCCGACCACGACATCGAACCCGTGGCGGAAATCAAGGGAACTCCGGTTCGCCACGACGAAGTCGAGCCATTCGAGCGAGGGCTCCGTGAACCGTTTCACGGAAAGCGAGGAGAACACCGCCTCGTCGAGCTCGTATTCACAGACGATGGCGCCCACGGTTTGCCGCGCCAGGCGGCTGCGGTAACGGGCACGGCGCAACGCCCACCGTTCGGCCTGTGCCCGGATGTCGGTCGTGTAGAACGCGAAACCGAAATCCCGCCCTTGGTCGCCCGTCAGAATGCGGGGATGCTCGATGCGGTCCGTCCCGCCGTGGAAGAGCGTCATTTCGCCGCCCCCTTCCCGAGCCACTGGTCGAACATCTGCATCAGTGCTTCCATGCCCATGCCGTGGAGGTCTTCGTAGTCCCGGTCCAGCTCCCGCAAAAGGCCGGATTTCTCAAACGCGGCGTAGACTTCCGGTCCCGTCTTGCCGACATGGGCCGCGTAGAACTCCACGCAAAACGCCTTGAACGAAGCTCTGCTCATTTCGCCATCTCTTGTATGCGTATCATTTTCGTCCCATTCTCTCTTTTCCCTCTTCTCCCGCAAGTCCAAACGCATCGGCTTTCAAGGCGCGGGAACGCGGAAAAAACGGCCGGAGGCATTTGGGCGGAAGAGGAGGTGTCCGGGTGCGGTTTGGGACGTTGGCGGGGGAGGGGGGCGGGGCACTTATGGGGTGCTAGCGCGGGGAAAAAAGGAAGATGACGGCGGACTGCCGGAAGGGGTGAAAACGGCAAAACGCGGGTTTTGCGGATTTCCGGGGAAAACGGAAAGTGCCCGGGGCGGGGGTCGAACCCGCATGGAACAAGTTCCGAGGGATTTTAAGTCCGAGAAATCGCAGAAAATCACCTTATTTTCTGCAAATTTCAGATTTCTTGTCCGGAATCTTGTCATTCTCCTACCAGTTCGGCGGGCGCCAGGGCTTGTATTCCGCCTGCGGCGGGGGGAGGTTCGGCGGGGCCGGGGCGACGGGGAACGTCGCCGCGGCCGTGAACACAGGATGCTTGATGTTGGCGAGGTCGTCGAGCATATCGTCGTGGTTGACGCTGGGGTAGGCGAGGAACTCCTCGCGCTCGAAGACTTCCATGAAGTCGTAGGCCTCGCCGCCGACGGTGCGCCGCCAGATGTGGTGCGGCACCCATATCCGGCTGTCGCGGAAGAGCGGCTCGAGCCAGCGGATGCGGTCGTCCTTGGGGACGGTCTGGTGGAGTTCGGTGATGCCGAAGTGCCAGCCGGTCTGGTCCTGCTTCTCGCGGACGTGGGCGACGTCGCTCATGGCCCCGATTTGCTCCCAGAAGACGCCGTTGGGCTGCCACTTCTCGACCAGCTCGAAGAGGCACCGGGTCCGCTCGGCGAGGCTCATGCGGTCGCGCACGGCGTCGAGCAGGTAGTAGTTGGCGTCCCGCGCCATTCCCACGACCTCCATCACGGTGTAGTCGCTGCCGCCCTTGGCGATGCGCTTGGCGTTGGCGCTGTCGATGATGATGTAGACGTTCATCGAGTGCCGGTCGGGCATGGCGTGGTAGCGTTGGAGCCATTCGGGGCGGAACACGAGTTCGCCCTCGCCGGTGGGCTGCTGCAGGATTTGGCTGGCCCAGTCTTTGGTTGTCATGAGTTTCCGCCTTTCTTCCAGTTCGGACCGCGGCCAGTAGACGGGATTCCCGTCGCCGTCGATGGCGAGGTGCCGCCGCTCCTTGATGCCGTGGTCGATCATGTAGCCGTAGGTGTCGAAGATGGCGTAGCGCGTCCCGATGTACCAATGCCGGCTGTTCTCCGTGCCGAGGTTCATGCTCATCGACCACGCGTTGGTCGTCTTCTGGGCCATGTCGGGCGTCGTGACGGATTCCAGCGTCACGGCGTCGTCGTAGACGAGCAGGTCGTAGTGCCCGCCGGTGAGCTGGCCTTCGACGAGGCCGCTGGCGGCGACGGTCGGCTCCTTGCGGGCGCTGCGCCGCTTGACGGTGATGCCGCCCTTGACGCTCCACTGGTCGCCTGTGTGGTAGGCCCGCTCGGGGAACAGAACGTCGGGGAACGCGGCGAGCAGGACGGGGTTGGACTCGAGCGCCCGCTTGATCTGGGCGAGGAACGCCTGGGCGGCCCCTGCCTTGTAGCTCATGATGCAGACGCAGATTTCGGGGTTGCGGAGGATTTCCTGTACCACCCCCGCATACGTGATGATCGTGGACTTGAAATGGCCGCGGCTCCACAGGTCGAGGTGCTCGTCCGGGTCCGCCTCCACCTCCCGGCACCGCTCGTACACCCACGGGTGGAGTGCCACGGTGACGCCGAGGATGGCGGTCATCAGGAAGTACCTGTCCGTCTTGCAAAGGACGCGGATGGCGGAAAGGTCGCCGTTGGCGACGACCTTCCTGTGGTACTCCCTGGCTTCCTCGTAGGTCACTCTTCCGCCGGTTTGGGCTTGAGGCGATCGAGGATGTCCCGGCCGACGGCTTCGTCGATGCGTCCCAGGCTCACCTCGTGCCGTCCCTCGACGCGGAGTTCCGTCGGGGGACGCCAGCCGCGGTCGACGCCGCGCTTGCTGTCGAGCACGCGCTTGACGGCCCACTCCATGCCCGCCTCGACGGCCTTGTAGAGCTTGCGTTCCGCGAGATCGACGATGGTCTCGCGCGCCTCCTCGATGGCCTGCTGCAGCTGCTTGCTCTTGTTGACGCGCGCCCAGAGGCTCTGCCGGGTGACGCCCAGCACGGCGGCCACCTGGCTGACGTTGCCGTATGCCTTCTTGAGGAGTTCCGCCAGCTCCTCGTTGCCCTGCGCGATTTTTCCCTTTTTGGCCATGTCAGACCTCGCTTCCCATGCTCTTGATGCCGTCGAACGTCTCGAAGTAAAACTGCGCCAGCTTCCTGTCGCGCGTCAAGACGATCTGCTCGCACCCCGAGTTGTTGGCGAGGTTGGCGCTGCCCTCGATGGCGCCGTCCCATGCCTCGCCCTCGAAGGCGACGACCTTGGCGTGGTTTCGCATGAGGACTGCCCGGCCGCCGGTGGCGCGGCACGTCTCCTTGAGGCCGAGCCACGCCTGCGGCGTCCGCCGCTCCGCCAGGGAGCCGCAGAACACGTCCAGCCGTCCGACGCGCCCGAGGCGCACCAGCCGCCGCAGTTCCTCCACGTCCGTCCCGTTGACGCTCCAGGTGGCGAGCGCGAGCCGCGCGAGCCTCTGCCGGTGCGCCAGCCAGATCAGGAGGGACGTGCTGGCAATCCCGCCGAACGTCAGGACGTGCCAGCTTTCGCCCTCCGCCGGGACGTCGGCGGGCATCGCGTCCTCCAGCAGGCGCTCGCCCATCACCCGGCGTACCACGTGCCGGTTCGCCGTTGCCAGCACCACCGGCGTCGCGGTCGCCTCGTCCTCGTCCGGGCGATCCGCCGTTTCCGCGTTGCCGGCGGCGTCCCGGTGGACGGGGTCCCCGCCATCGGCCCAGGGGTCGCCGCCGTCGAAGGGGTCAAGCGCGTCAACGTCCGTCATTTCTTCCCCTCCGCCTTCTCGGCTTTTTCCCCGGCTTCCAGTGCCATTCGCCCGAACTCCTCGGCTTCCGGCAGGAAAACGGGGTTCTTCGTGTCCCGGAAGAATTTCTCCATGCCTACCTCGACGGCTGCCAGATAGACGGCGGCCGCTTTCAGCTCCGCCGGTGTGCCTTTCTGGGCAACGACTTCGGCTTCCCGATCCACATTCGGACCGCTTTTCTCTCTGAACGTGATGACGATGCTCGTGCTCACGGCTGGCCTCCTTCCGTCCTTCGCAAGTCCAGACGCGACGCGAAGTCCTGCACGATGGTGTCGATGGTTTCGCGCAGGTCTTCCAGCAGGTATTGCATACCCATCCACTCCTTGTCGCAAGCCTCCGCGTGGGCTTCGGCTATGGCCGCAAGACCGTCAACCGAACGCTTCGCGATTTTCGCCCAGCGGATGTCCTCATCTGTCAGCAATTTCGGGTCCGGCTCCGTGTAGTCGAGCGTGATTTTCTTCTTGGTCACTTGTCCCCTCCTTCCTCCGGCGTCTCTTTCTGCCAGTCGGCGTCCTTGCCGACGGCGAAGTCGGACCAGCGCTTGCGGATGACGTCGCAGTAGTGCGGGTCGAGCTCGGCGCTGCGGGCCTTCCGGCCGGTGGCCTCCGCGGTGACGATGGTTGTGCCGGATCCGCCGAAGGGGTCGAGGACGACGTCGCCGAAGTCGGAGCTGTTCTCGATCAGGTAGCGCCAGAGGGCGGGCGGCTTCATGGTGGGATGAAGTTCGCTGCGCCGGGGCTTGGGGCAGAAGACCATGTCGGTGGGTTCGCGGACCACGACGGCTTTCGGGTCCATCGAGTAGGTGATTCCTCCGATGGTGACGATGGCGCGCTTGCCGTCCATGACGACGGATGCTCTCCGCGACGACAGGGACGGCGGCATCGTTGTTCCTGGGGTTGCGGTAGTAGGGCTTGGGCCTTCCGACCGGCCACCACTCCACCGTGAACTCGCGCTCCTTCCCGGCGCTGGTGCGCAGGGTGATTTTGTCAGTTTTGTCAGTTGTCATGGGGTTCCTTTCTTCTTCCGTTTTGTCCAAATCACGGCCTTGAATTCCGGTGCCAGCAGTACCGACGCGTCGTTCATCTTGAACTTCGCCCTTTCGATCCGTTCCCCGGTTTCCCGCAGCTTTTCCAAAAGCGACGCGTAAAGGTCGCAAAAAACTTGGTGCGACAATGCTTTCACAACATGCTTCATTTCCGGCCTTCTTCTGCTTTTTCAGCGCCAAGGGCTTCAAGTTCGCCGGAATGAAACGACACGAATTTCAAATCCGCATTGGCGAAATAGCAATGGCTGTAGATTTTTCCTCCGAAGGTGTCCTTGATTTCCGTGACCGTCATCACGATGTCGTCGATTTTGACACGGGAGCCGAGAGACAGCTTTGTCGTGTCTATGGTTGGCTTGTGCTTGCATTTCATTTTTTCCTCCTGGTCTCCTCGATGACTTCAATCCGGTGTGGCGGGGTGACCACGCGGATGCGGGGGCGGCAGGGAAGACCCCAGTCGTCATCTTCGTGCGTGCAGACGCAATGCAGGACGGGAATCTCTTCCGGCTCCGGCGATTGGCTCATCGGGAACCGCGTCCGCTCCGGCATCTCGAAGTAGTACCCTTCCGGGATGACAACCTCGCCGTCCGGGCCGACGACGCGGACCTTGGGGATGTCTGCTGTAGTCATTCCTCGCCTGCCTTCTTGTTGGGGACGGTGAAAAGCCCTGTGCAGGCTTTGTCCAAGAGTGATTCGACAACTTTCACGACGTTTTCCTCGCCCTCCGTTTCGTTGATGCGGTACGCCGTGCGGTCGATGCGCGTCCCGGCGGGTTCATCCTTCACCGTGATGACAATCATCGCGCCCATTATTTGCCCATCTTGGGACGCGGCATCCCGCCGCGTTTCCCCTTCCGCCGGGGCTTCGTATGGCAGTTGGCCCCATGCGATTGCGCATCGTATCCCCCCATTGACTTCGCATTCTTCGCATGCCCTTCCGGTGCAGAAGAACCGGAACCGCCTGTCTTGTTCCGCGACGTCGCCAACGTCGCAGTTTCGCGGCGGGGCGGAGAGGGCGGCGTGGGCTTTAAGCACTTCATCGCACGGCTCCTCATCGCTCAATTCACAATTTTTTTCGTTGCAGCAAAGGCCGCAAGTTATTTCTACGAGCCCCTCCAGCGCCTCCCGCAACTTCGCCGCGTCGCCGGTCTGTGCCGGCATCTCTTCTCGGTTCGTCGTTTCGTCGCTCATCGCTCACTCCTCACGCCGCGCCCAGCGCGGCCTCGCAAATCGCCGCCGCCGTCATGACGGGCACCGAATTGCCGATTTGCTTGATCTGTTCCGTCCGGTTGCCCGCGAGCTTGTAGTCCGCCGGAAACGAATGCGCGGCGGCCAGCTCCGACGGCTTGAGCATCCGGAGGCGGATGTCGATGAGCCGTCCGTCCTCCAGCATCGGCAGTGCGAGCTGCACGTTGTCGAAGGTCGTGATGGTGCGGATGGGGTCGTCGGCGCTGCCGATGTGCCCGCTGTCGTTTCCGCCAGGGTGGCTCATGTCAACGATGACGGGGGTCGCCAGGCGGATTGCGCCCTTCGTCGCGATGGTCGGGCAGGGCTTGGCGACGGGCAGGGCCTGCGCGCCGCCGTTCTGCCCGAGAATGAGGGGCGTGCAGATCGAAAACTTGTCCTTCGTTGTCTGGGCTCCGATAGGGCCGTCGAGGGGTTTCGCCGTCCCGTTGTTTCTGTGCTCCACGATGAAGGGCGTCGCAACGCTGTATCTGTCGTGGGTGGTCTGCGAGCCCAGCGGCTCGTCCACACTGTGGGCTTCGCCGTTTTTGAAGTGGTCGATGATCAGTGGCTGGCAGAGGGCGTGGTGGACCGTGCTGGCCTGCTGCGACGACAGTGGAGCATCCACGCTTTCGGCGTAGCACCCCTTGTTGGAGCGGACGATGAACGGCGTGCAGAGCGCGTGGTGCTGGCCGCCGGACAACACCGTGGTCAGTGGCTTTTCGATGTCCTCGGCGTCCGCGTTGTGGTTCAGTTTCACCACGAACGGGCGCACCACGGCGCACCGGTTCCCGCTGGCGTGTTGGACGGGCAACGGATCCGCGAGCGAATGCACCCGCGACTCGTCGCCCTTCCCGGTCCCCAGCATGTCCATGAGGAAGCTCATCCCATTGAATTTCCGCATCCCCGCGTCCACCCGCCGGAGCGTGTTCATCGCGAGATTCCGGCCGGGCTCGAAGATGCTCCGCCCGAGGTCGTTGAAATCGAGGAACTCCTTCGCGCCGCGCCACTTCTTGGGCGTATGGCCCCAGAGGTCCGTTTCCGGGTTTTCGGCATGAGTCGCCTCTGGCCATCTGATTTTCCCGCATCCCCTCCGCACGGCCTGCAGGAAGAACCGCCGCCTCGAGGTGGCGTCCCCGTAGTCCGCGCAATTGAGAATCCGCCACTCCACCTTGTAGTTGCAGGCCTTGATGCTATCCACCCACGCCCGGAAACATGCCCCCTTCTTCCGTTCGATTGGCTTGCCCGTCTCGTCGTCCAACGGCCCCCAATCCACGAACTCGGGAACGTTCTCCACCACGAGTTTCTCCACGACCGTTTCCAGCAGCCATGGGTTGATGAGATACGGCTGCGCCCTCAGCTGGTTGCTCCTCGGACGCCCGCCCTTCGCCCTGGAGTGGTGGGTGCAGCTGGGCGAGGCCCACAGCAGATGCACCCGCTCCCCGTGCATCAGTTCCTCGGGGATGGCATCCTCGACCTTCATCAGGAACGTGTGGATGTCGTCGTGGTTGGCCCGCATCGTGGCGACAGCGACGTCCCAGTGGTTGATGGCAATCCCCTTGTGTTTCAAACCGAGCCTGGAGAGCGCCAGTTTCGCGCCTGTCGCCTCCCCTCCGCATCCGGCGAACAGATGCACCGTGTTGATGGTTTTCGTCTTCATGTCATGT